ACTACTTCTTAATTAAATACTGTTATCCGCAATAAAACATAACCCAATAATTGCCCATACATTTAACGAATCCGGACGCATAATCCAGATCAATGGAGGACATCTCTTTTCCTCCGGGGGCAGGCAGGATGCGTCCTCCCTTAAGTCGTACCCCGCCGTTCATACGTTTGAAGTATATGGTATGTCCCGGAACATCCGGAGGAAGTGTCACTTCTATATTACCCGTATTAATAAACATCACATTGTCATCATTGTTATTCAGGGAGGTGCTGACGGATATGTTCCTCCAGTTGCCCACTATGCCACGGAGAGAAACATAACTGTCATTGTTCGGATGAAGGAAAATGTTACCTCCCTCCACGAACAGGGGAATGCTCGGGGTCTTGATATGCATCCCGAGCATGGCGTTCGGACTCTGTATGTCAATTCCGGCATCATACTTAATCCCTTCGATTGTGACAAACTGCGTGTTTCCCCCGAGTTTTACGCTTGCGAATGTCCTGTCGTTATAAAACTCAATCTGCCCGGCGGATAATTTGAATCCGACATAAGTGTCTGTTGTATCCTCATATAGAGTTTTTGAGGACAATACTCCGGAAGCGATGGAGAACGGACCGATACGTCCGCTATCCGCCGTGATTTTTCCGCTGATATCCACATCAACCGCCCTGATACCGTCCGCGTCAATCATGGACGCCTTGATTTTCTCGGTCAGCAACAGTTTGGTGGCGATAAAAGTCCAGCTCTGTGCCGCCTCCCAGTATTTTATTTTTCCCGAAGCCACATTCTGCTTGGGAGTCTCCGTCGATACCGATGTATGCGAACGGATGCACAGGTACAGCAGGTTGTCATACAGCACTATGTCGTAAAATTGCTGCCCTTGCTTGCCTTCCAGGTAAGACACAGACGCCCCCCATACACGCATACGCATACGCGCTCCCTTATCTCCCTTGTCACCTTTGGGAGCAAAACTGACCTGTCCGGTTCTAGTCACCAACGGCATATTACCTCCTTACTCCTTGGTTGTGATGGTCCATGCCACATTGCCTCCTGCCTGCTGGCACATGTCCCAAGTACACGTGCCGGAAGTGGCTGCTGTACCGGAAGTAGACGGGTTAAGGACTACTCCTGCACTGTCCATGAACACGAAATAGAAAGTCATGTCCTTGTACTTGGTGGTACTCCCACGCTTGACCAGAATGGGCTTATAGACCACCGTGTCACCACTTTCCCGGATGGTTTCGTCCTCGGGCGTGGGGTTTAGGATCAAATCAAACGGGTCGGACGCATCCATTACGGACTGCGTGTCCTGACCGATGAGCTTGCCACTCTGGTACACCTCCACCTTGAACACACCTGTCGTGTCAACCATATCGTTGGTGACGGTCAATGTCTGCGTGGTCTTTCCGCTCAGCACGCTCCACGCACCGTTGACCTGGTTGTACCACTTGTAGGTCAAGCCTGTAGTGATCTCGTCACTGCCCATGCGGGCTACGGCTTTCAGAATACAGCTCTGCCCTTTGTCCCGAAGGGTAAAATACTTGTTGTCACCGGCAACGATCGTCACATGCTTTTGGTTCCCGACCCCCTTGGTGATGGGGATGCTATAGACGAACTGGACGGTGTCGCTGGTATTCCCTACGGTCACGGTGGCTTCACCCTTGATGGTACAAGAGGCCGCTCCGCTCGCCTTGACCAGATTCTTGACGATCTGCAATCCGTAGTAATCCGTCGTACCGGACTGGTAAGGGATAAACTTGAAATGTCCCGTCTCACCGCCAAACGTGTTGGTGGAGACATTGCCCGAGAACTTGATCTCGACATCATTGAAATACCATTTCATGGAGGATGGGACCACCAGCCCTTCCGCCACCCGCGAAGAGGTGAGAATGAAGGACAAGACAGGCTTGAGCGATACGAAGTCCGGCGCGATGTTTGTCGGCGCGGACGCTTCGCCCATATACTCCTGATACAGATCTCCCTGGTTACACTGGATTGACGGCATATAAACGCCGCCCTTTTGCGAAAATATGACCTGCCCGGTCGCGCTGGCCAAACTCATGACGCTCCTCCTTCCCCGGTTGTTTCCGTACTATCCGTACCTTCGGAGCTTTCGGTGTTGTCCTCCCCCCAAGAGGCAGGTGTGAATACTTCGACGGGATGGTCCGTACCGTCTATCTCTTCTTTCGCCGCCTGCGGGGTCAGACAGATGCCGCCCACTTCCTTGGCTCTCTCAAATACAGTGTCGCCGGGGAAACGTGCCACGTCCGCCTGCCACAATAATACATTGCCATCCGCTGTCCTGTTGCGGATACCGGTCAGATGCAACCGGTCGGCAACCTCCTTCGTTACTTTAATGTAAAATGCCATAATTCTATTGTTTTTAATGTTATCCAAATTTTCTTACTACTACCGCCTTGCCCCCCTGTGTGAGCACCTTGCCGCCTTGTGTCAGCGCCACGTAAGGGCCTCTGTCCTCCACCTCCAGCTTTAACATCATGCCGTTGCTGAAAGGTATCCTGGGAGAGTATCCGTCGGCAATCTTGGCATATCCGGCATCTCCGCTCTTCTTGACGTACCAGTGGCAGTTAAACATGGCGGATGGATTCGGGATAACCCCCATGGTATCCCGAATGACGGGTCTGGGAAAGATGGCGTAAGTCCCATCCGGAACACCCGTAGGTACACCCTCCCAGTCGGCTTCAATCTTCGGAATCCTGCGGCGTATCACCGTAGAGACTGCCGGGTCCGATGTGCCCGGGGTTGATGCCGGAGTCCCGGAAGCCGCATAGGTGGCCTTGCAGACAATCGTGATGTCATCACCTATATAATTGCGGTCAATCTTATATACATTCTTGTTCAGTGATACAAACTCCCAGTCGTTGTCACCCGCTCCTGTGGTTATCGCCTCCAGCGCTCCCGTAGACAACAGACGGTACCAGAAGAACTTGCATTTGCCCGTAGCCGTCACGTCCGTGTCGCCTACCATCAGTTTAGCCGTGATGGTCTGTGCGGTGATGTCACGCACCGGGTTCCAGTCCAGCGTGGACGGGCTGTCTATCGTCAATACGGGGATCGCATCCGTACCGTCAACCGCGCGGACAAGACAGCTCATCTGAAAAGTAAACAGCTGTCCGGTACGTGTGTCGGCATATTCCGCGTAAAACTCCAGCGTGACGGGTTTTAGGACGGTGACATTTTTTTTCATTGTGATCTGTCCCTTGCTGTCACCGGACTCCGTAATGCTGTAGCCTGTGTTTGTCGATGTGATAAGTGTGCGTGTGGTTCCGATGCGCTCGTACCACTTCATGTTGGTCAGCCTGGAGTTGACCGCCCCGATTTTAGTCACCGCTTCCGGATCGGTGGCGTTGCACCGCGGAAACAGGACCAGCGGTGTCAGCGTATAGTCCGGAGTGTATTCAGCCTTGTCAGCCTGGTAGACCTGCATGTCCGGCACGCTGCCCACCACCTCGATGTTACAACTGGTTTGTAACAGCCGGTAGTTGATTTCTATTTTTCGTTGCTTTGTTGCCATTGTTCCTATTAATCATTATTTTTTGTGAGGTAAAGGCAGACTCCGGTAAGGCGTCTTATATACCTGTAATCGTCAATATATGCCCCAAGTGTGGCTATGTAGCACACTTTAATTTGAGGCAAGGCTCTCTTCCTGAAAATCTAATCGTACAAATTCTTTCACTGAATGTTCCCCCTGAAGTGTTGCAGCACTCTTGGGGAGAACTTTCTTTTTGCACAAACCTTACTTTTTTTACTAATACTTTACCCATAATCTTATATTTTTAAAATGTTACAAAATTCTCCGCCACTTCAAACTGCTGCCCGTCACGCAATAACGCCTGTGCTTTAAACGTACACACCCGCATGTTGGTATAATTCGGTCCGAGATCATCTGTCGTCAGAGGAAGATTTTTCCCGGCGTCGGCACGCTTCACCGCCCATGCGTTATCTTCTGATACATTCCCGGTATCACGTGTCCAGCTCACATCAGCGTCAAGTATATGATCTGTCACGTCACGGTTGTACAGCTTGCCGGTAATATATAACGTTGTGGAAAAAGTCTCGATATCAAAATACCACCCCTTTGTGCTGCCGATCTCTATCGTAAATTCCGGGTTCCCTTCCAGCATCGCCCATCCGGCCGCCGCATATTGCGGTTCGTCGGCTGTTCCCGTCATCAGGCACTTCCATTTGCAGCCGTAGTGCCAAACCGTGTCCGCCCGCTCCTGAGTATTGGTGTAGGGATTATCGGAAGACGCGACTTCGGCCGACCAAAAGCCACGGTCCACCAGTTCCTGTACGGGCAGTCCCTGCCAGTCCACCCGGTAAAGTTCACCGAAAATGCCGGCACGGGCGAATATGTACGAATGCTTATAGTTGACGGGGAGATTGTCAAACAAATCCAAATTGGGCAAACGCCCCAATATCATGTAATAGTTGTTCTGTTCCAGGACAGGTTTCGTTACTCCTTCCAGCCAGACAAGACATTTATCCGTGGTGGCGGACAAATACCAGTAGCTTTGCCTGTCCTCATTGATGGCATTGCCTCTGCGCGTGATAATCATCAGCTCAGTAGGGGGATAGTTCCGGCCTCCCGGCACCTCGCTGTCCGGATACACCAGTACCGAGATGGAGTTGGCTGCTATGTTCTTCGACAGCACACGTACCCATGAAGTGTAATACTCCCCCGTAGAAAAGAGGTTGTTCACAATCCCATAGACCACATCCCCCTCCTGGAATGCGGTAAAGTCATTCTCCCAACGCTTGCGCAATTTCAGGGTATAGGTTCCGTCGCTCTCTAAAGTCACGGACTCAATGACCCCGTTCTCGGAATATGAGGTGTCGCCTTCCTGTGCGTTCAGACGGTTATAGATGATTTCCTTGAACACTGCGGAGCCGCGTACCTCAAGACGCTCGAACTGACCGCGCCCGTCAGGATAGATACCGGCACCTTTACCGGCAATCATGGAGTCGATGAAATTGCCGAACTTCAATAAGAAATTTGTACGGTCGGGACGGTCCTTGCAGAGGAAGGTTGCTATAGCCCTCAGGGAGGAGAAAGCCGTATAGTCGCTCGGACTCTCCATATCGCCGGTCTTCAGCAGGCGGACATTGTCCGCCATCTCCTGCGCCAGCGTGTATTCCAGATTGTTCAGTGTCGAGTCCACGGATGACTTCCATGAGGTACTGACCGCCGACGAGCAGTCAATGGAAGCCTCGGAAAGATTGCCCAGCTTCCTCTCTATCCTTGTGATGCGGGTGTCAAGATACCCGGTCTCGAAATACTGCGCGTCCTCCAGTCTCACCCTTTGCCCGAGCGATAACGGCACACTGTTTTTATCCACATGGATGTAATCCGTGTCGCCGGAATAGATGGATATGTCCTTGCTGTATTCTGTCAGGAAGCTGTCAACCGCCTGCTTGTACTGTTCTTCCGCTATCGGGTAATACTCATCCGGCATGCGGATGTTCGTCAGGATATACGTGTCACCGACGTTCGGTATGATGTTGCCTCCCGGTATCTGGGTGTTCTCGTCCGGGTAGGTGTTGATGATCTCGAACTCCTGTGTGCCGTTATGCCAGTTGCACTCGAACTCCCTTCCGGAGAGGTCGCCGCTTTCGAAGGTGATGTGTATCACCTCCTCACCGATCATGTATTCATCCGGATTGAAGGGCAGATCCTTGTCCTTGACATAATAGACGGTGTATTTCTTCCCGTCCTTATTTGTCTGCTCCTCGGACCTTACCGAGGATACCGTACCCAGACGGTGCGGGAATATATCCTGAAAGGCCGCTTCCTCGCGATGCTCCTTCAGGCCCAATTGGGTGTTCAGGTCGATATACTTGTCCCGTGACGGCAGTTGCAGATGGGTGTGGCCGTATTTTGACGGGTCAATATTTTTGGCTGAGCCTACGGGGATCAGCCGTGTGAACCATTTGACCGAATTGGAGTTCTCATTCTGGGTCAGCCCCGTCTTCAATCCCTTCATATAGCCGAGCGTAACCCGTTCGCCGTGTTCGCATTTCCCTATGTTCAGGTATTCCCCGTCCAGCCACCACTCGGTTTCCCAGGCACCGGCTATCTCGCCTGCCGCATCCCAGCAGAACAGGCCGTTGAAGTTGATGGTCTTCCGGTCGCCGGTGACGGCCTGGCCTGCACGCCACGTCACACCGTCGGTGTTGCGGTTCATGTTCGCAACCAGCTTTTCCAGCATTTCCATCGGCGTGCCGTCGTAGGCGAAGACGGACTCAAGGTCGTCCTCCCCCTGGTTCAGACGGCAGAACAACAGGTCCTGCATGTCGTGCTCGCGGCCGTAGAAGCTGATATTGTAGGTGTATTTCTGTGTGTCGGTCTTTTTCGGCCGGTACTCCTTCTTTATGGAGAACCGTTTTCCTGATATCTCCACATAGTCGCCGACCGACAGGACGAAGAACTCCCAGGTGGTGAAGTTCACCGTCACCACGAATTCTGTTCCCACTTCCTCGGTCCACCGGGACGATGAATCGGGACTGACCTTCTTCTTCAGGGTTCCCTGCCTGTTGTAGATCGCAAGTTCCATTTACAATGTCTTTAAATCGTTTTTAATCACTGGTTGAAAAAGGTTTCGGCTCGCGCAGCGTGACCGTGAATCCGGCTACCTGCTGGCCGGTATTCCTGATTGTCGTGAACTGGCTGTACCGGGTATATTCCTTCAGGTAGACCTTCATCACCCGGCCTATCTCCGGAACCTCCAGCGTCAGCCATCCCGACTTCAGCAAGGCAAGCACGGCGTTGTAGTTCTTGAACCACCCGGTCCGTGTATCCGCAACCACCGCCATCTTCAGCGTGATGTCCCTCGCCTCGTAACGGGGAAGCAGGGTTTCGGGCAGCTCCTCGCCGTCAAGTTCCCGGTAACTGACGGAGGTATGCTCCTTCATCTTCGGCGGCTTCATCAGCGAGTCGTAATTGGTATGATCTCCCGCGTTCTCCTCGTACAGGAAACATCCCAGGGACGCCATGTCCGTCCCGTTTATTTTCAGCAGTCCTTCCTCCACTTCCATAGTCCTATGTTTTCAGTTTCACACCGCGCCGGAGTTCCGCGATGTTCTCGTTTATCGTTTCGAGGTGTCTGAGGTACTCCGAATTCCCCGCAATTTTGCCCAGGGATGTCGCCATCCCTTCGAGATGCCTCGTAAGGTTGTTGTCAATGCTGATGACATGGTCAAGGGTCGCGTTGCCGATCCCCTCCAGCCTTCCGGCCGTCTCCTCGGTCATGGAGGTGACGGTTCCGGCTCTGCCGGACTGGGAAGAGGAGGACGATGATGTCCATCCGAAGATATCCTTCAGCGAGTCACGCTCATCCAGGGCGTCCTTTACGATATCGTTCCATTCCTGCTGGAGGTCCTTGTATTCCCCGGTATCTATACCTCCTTCCTTGTTGTAGTTGGCAAACTTGTCATACCATTCCTGGAGCCTCTTGTCGTAGACTTTCGACAGGCTTGTCTTGAGGATAGCCTTCTGCAGGTACTCGCTGAAGTCCTCCGAGAAATCCTCCGCCCCGCTTTCCATATCAAGCAGTGTGTCATAGAAGGCGTCACGCATGCTGTCAAAAGACATCTGCGTGAGCTGTTCCTTTATCTGGGCCTGTATGTCACCCAGTTTTTCCGAACCTTCAATGATCTTGTCCAGGTAATTTCTGACATCATCATCCAGCTTGGCCCAGAATGTGGGAGCTTCCGACTTCAGTTTCTCCAGCTGCTCCACGGAGAGATCGAACAGCCCGGTCATACGTCCTTCCCCGATCCCGTACCTGTAGAAGTCTTCTCCCAGGGCCGCGCCGGCTGCCGCCCAGTCCTGAGAGGACATCCATTTGCGCTGCCGCACCCCGATAGAGTGTGATCCCGTGCTGGCTCCTGAATTCAGACGTTCCTTGCCCAGTATCCGGTAAGAGTCTATGGCGGTCCGCTGTAGGGCCAGAGCTTCCTCTCCGACCTTCTGCGCCTCGGCGCCGTAGCTGGTCTCTATATATTCCTTTTTCTTGTCGATCAGTTCATCCCATATCTCGTTCAGACGGTTGTACTGGTCCACCATCTCGTTATAGCCGGAATAGTCGGCTCCCTTGAAGATGCCTCCAAGCCCCTTGACACCGAACAGACGTCCGATGCTGTCCCACAATCCTCCTGCGGCGTGCATGACGGATTCGAGAATGTTGCCGACAAAACCCTCCAGCCCTTTCTGCCCGATCTGGTCAAGGATAGCCAGTATGGCCGCGATGATGCCGCCGATCTTGCTTCCGGATGCGGACAACGTGTCCACCAGAGACCCGACCGCGCTTCCGAAGGATGACAGGCTCATGTCCGCCTCGCCCAGCGTGTTCATCGCATCGGCCACGGCGGTGATGTTTCTCACCGCCTTATCCTTTGAGGCTTCCAGGTTGTTCCCGGCATTGCGCTCCCCGGCTTCCGCCTTGTTCCTTTTCTTTCGAGCGGCCTCCGCTTCCGCGCTGTCCGCCCCGTATTGCCGCACGGCCTCGTCATAATCCCGTTGCGCGGCTGTCAGTTCATCAACCGCTTCGGAGTATTCCCGTATGGATTCGGTCAGATTGCCGAACAGACCTCCTTTCTCGATGACCTCGCTGTCGATCTTCCCGATGGCTTCCTCGATGACCTGCATCTGTTCCGGAGTGGCGCTTTTTTTGAATTCCGGGCTGTTGCGGAAGCTGACTATCTGCCGCTTCACCTTCTGCAGCTCCTTTTTCGCCACCTTGTCCAGATTGCCGAAGACGACATCCCAGTTGATGGTGTCCTTCAGTTCGTTGAAATCAAGTTCGGACAGCGCCTCGTCACGTTGTCGGGACAGCATCCTTTTGTCATTCCCGTTCAGACTCTCTTTCGAGGATTTAAGGGTATATTCCCGCATGATGGCCAGACGTTTCTGCTGGTATGTGCCGTATTCCTTGTTATAGTCAATCCAGGACTGCAGGTCCTTCTCCTGCCATTCCTTGTCGGCGGTATAGAATTCCTTCGCATATTGCTGGTAGGCGACAAGACGCTGCTGCGAGGCGTTGTCTTTCACGGCCTGCCTTTCCTCGGGCGTGGACCTCACACCCCGTTTCTTTTCGGCCTCGTCCATTTTCTTGAGGGTGTCACGCTCCTCCTTGTCGATCTGCGCGAGCGACTCGTCAAGCTCCTGCCTTGCAAGGGCCTGGCGTTTCCTTACACCTTCCCGCATGACCGATATGCGTGCCGCCTCAAGTTTCTGCTGTGCCCTGATACGGGCGTCGGCGAGTTCGTCCTGATAATCCCGGGCCGATTTGCCCGTATCCTTGGTTTCCCTGCCGTCATCTTCCTTTATGCCTGCCGATTTAAGCCTCTCCTTCCATTCCTTTGTCCGCGCAAGGAACAGGTCCATATAGGATTTGGCCGTATCCTCCGCCGCCTTCTGTTCCTCTTCCAGGGCGGAGATATCATTTTCTCTGAGCTGTTCGGCCGTGGGAGCGTCCGCCTGACGGGTATAAGTGGCTGATCCGGACGCGGAAGAGAAGAAATTGGCCCTGAACCTGTCCCAGAAAGTCGGGCCCTTCTTCCGCCTTTCCTCTATCTCGTTCTGTTTTTTCAAGGCCTTCTCCGTCTGCTCCGTGGCCAGTTTGAACGCTGCGGCAGCTTCGGCCCTGAGAATCATCGCCCCGATGAACACGTCCGTATTGTCCACCAGCAGGTTCTCGGCGTCATTCACGTTGCCCACCTCAACACCGAGTTTCCCGAACTCCTTCTTGTTTTCGGTGATGAACTGTTTTTTATCGGACATGTTGTCTCCCAGTTCCTTCCATCTTTCGGACAAGGACCTGACGAGAGTGACCTGTTCCGCCACATCACTGCTGCTGTTCCTGAAGGATTCATTCACCTTTTCCTGGGCTTTCGCCGCGGACAGGGCGGCATCCTTCACGCCGAACAGGCTCTTCACCCATCCGCCGATCTCCTTCCCGTATACGACGGACAGGGTAATCAGGGCGGCCAGCGCCGTCTGCCACGAGAACAGTGAGGAGAGCACCTGCTTCCACACCGGGGTGGCTTTCTTTCCGGCATCGGTCAGCGCCTCATACTCCTTGCGGGCCGATGCCAGGGCTTCGGTGAACATGGGAATGTTGTTGGAAATGGCGAGGAAGAACATCTGGGGACCCATTGCCAGCGAGGGGAGTTCCCGGGCGATCTGCTGCATGCTCATCCTCACATTATTGAGTTTCGGGGCGGGATCATCTCCCATGAGAGGGGTGGATCCTGTCTTTTTCTTCTGCTCTTCCAGCCCCTGCAGTTCCGCTTTCAGTTGCCTGATGACTCCCTGCAGTGCCTGGATGTCCGCCATCTGGGCATCGGTATTCGTACCTGCGGCCATGGCATTCCTGTACTGTTTCTGCAGTTCCAGCAGTTCCTGCTCCAGCTGTGCGATGACCTGTTTTGCGTACAGGCCTATCCCGGAAAGGTTGCCCTCCACCGAGCGCATCCCCTTCAGGGTCTTGTCGTCAAGCAGTATCTCCAGTCTTACAGGTTCCATTCCTATCCTCCCAGTTTTGTTTGATAATATTCAGTGGTGAATTTGTCCGGCCTACGTTTGCGCTCCCTTTCCAGGAGCTCCTCCTTGGTCACATACCGGCTGACATCCGTGTTCATCAGCATCAGCTCGGCGTAGCTGATCTTCCACAGGATGTGCCGTTTCGACCTGCCGAACCGTTCCATCGCCTGCGCGATGATTCCGAAAACGCTATGGGGGCCTTCCTGCCGGCCCGTTAACCCGTTTTCCTTTCCCGGCTTCCTATCGGCTCCAGCAGCTCCGCCGTTCTGGACGCCAACGGAATAGTATTGCAAAAAGGCTGTATGTCCATGCCCCTGAGCAGCTCGATGAGGGCGGCAGAGAGCATCGCCGGATGCACCCTCCATCTGAGATACCATGCCACAGGGCCGGAGAACAGCATCCCCGAGAGCCATCCGGTGCATACGGCCAGCGCGACCATCCGGCTGACCGCCTTTCCCTTCTCCGCCACGAACCGCATCCTTTCTTCATAGTCCATCGCCCTGATATCCTCCGGGGTGACGCCGAGCTCCAGGTACCGCCTTGCTATGCGGATGACCGCCCCGGCGGGCGGACGGCGCATGACAAGGAAGGATTTCCCGGGGCGTTTTTTAAAGGGTCTGAGCGGCATCACCGGAATGCGGATGCCGATGTCAAGCAGCATGTCCGCCGCCCGACTTCGTGTGTCCTTCCCTTCCATCATGACTCGGGATATTCCGGTACACTGTCACCCGGGGCGAAGATCTTGTAGGGAGGCTTCTCCCCGGCATCCTGCATCTCCAGCTCGCACTCGATGCCCAGCACATTGCTGAAGTTGATCCCGTTGGCGAAATTGCATGTGAGCACCCCGTTATAGATACGGATCGTGTGTCCCGTCACGGTCTCGATGTCGAACACGCCCTGCACGTCCTTGTCCTCCGTCGGAGGCACATAGACCCCAGTGCTTTCCTTCGCCCCGCCCATCACCTGTATCATGTTGTCCGCGGACAGCTCGATGAGCGTGAACGTCCATGTCTTGGTTCCCGGTGTGGACTTGAGCACCGCGAACGGCGCGTTGCGTTTCTGCGCCGCCCAGATGCGGGTCTTGGAAGGCGAGTCGCCTCCGGGCTGCAGCCCGTCCTCGGATATCAGCCCGAGAGCCTTCCCGTTATGTTTGAGAGCTTTCACGCCATAGATGGCGCCGGTATTCGTTTCTGCCATAATGATTCATGTTTTAATTGTTCCTTGATTTGTCTTTAAACCGCCGGAGTCCCCAGAAGAGAAGCAGGAGGACAAAACAGCACAACACCTTCGTCCTTGTCCGGTCCCAAAAAGAGGGAACCGGCTGTTTTTCCCCGGCCGTAGCCTCCTCTGACTCCAACCTCATATCCGAGGTCTCCCTTACGGTGATCTCCGGCCGGGCATACGAGACGGCCGTGACGTTCACGCCGCCTTCCCCGTCTGACTCCACCCTCAGGTCCAGCCCCTCATGCTGCTCCGTCACGCCCATGCCGGCCGGAAGGCCGCCTATCGTCCGGAGGAGCCCGGGTTTCAGTGCCAGGCTCGTCAGAGTCGTCGGGGCCTTGCCGAAGATTATTTCCCCGGTTACGCTCCTCTGAAGAGAGCCCGAGCGGACGGCTGTTCGGCTCTCCCTGTTTGCTGCGCATCCAGACAACAGCAGGACAGCGGTCAGCATACTTGCACTGGTAACATTTACGCAGCGCCTGTTCCAGAACGATAATTTTCTCATTGACTTTTCGTATTTGGTCACTTAAATGTAAAGTCGTCTCGGAGAGGTCGTCATACAACTGCTTGTATGTGCCCTCGTTCTCCTTGACCGCACGGACCTTGACGAGCCTGCGGTCACGCCACCAGCCTATTGCCATGGCTATGCACCCCGTGGGGGCGAGCCACTGCTGGAGAAGTTCGAATACAGTGCCCCAGTCCATACGCATGTCATTTTTCAGATCATCTCCCAGCCGGCCTCTATGTCCGCCATGACGGCGGGCACGCCGTTTTCCACCCGGCTCATCGCGGCGGCCAGACGGCACATCGTCCCCTTGTCATCCACGTCAGGCTCGTAGGTAGTGGGAACCTGAAGCTCGCCGCATACACTTGAAAGGTAGGCGCGGGTGTCGTTCTCCGTGGACGGGGCGTAACGCCCGATCATAAGGGAGAGGGTCTTCAAACCGTGTTTCTTCCGGTAGTTCCTCAAGGTGATGAGCATGGCACGGTAGCCGTATCTCATGTCGGTGAACTGGAAGAACTCCTTGTCCGTCTGCACCGGGCGGAGACCCTTCCACCTGTCACCTGACAGGCGGAGGTTTCCGGGGTTATTGTTTCGTAGTCCTCTTGGTGTCATGGTCATGGCTCGATTTCATCGGTTTCCGAATCCGTTCCTTCAGACGCGGCTTTCGCTCTCGCTGCCGCCACCGCTTCCCGTCTCACCTCGGCCCACCGTTTCTCGGCCGGAACTTCCTGGTCCTTTTTCTGGACAGTGGTACCGTCCCACGAATAGATGGCTCCGATCGCCTCCTGTTTCTTGGGAAGAACGATGTAGTAATGGCGGAAGTTGACCAGGCTTTCCTGGGTCTGCGGGCTGGTGGCCGCAGCCGAATAATACATCTTGGTCGAGCCCTGCGCACGGAACATGCGGGGTACATAGAACACGAAGGATCCTTTCAGGTCGGTTTCACCCGGAGTCTGGTTGTACGGAACCTTGACCCCCTCATTGGTGTAATACGGACAGTTGATGAACGTGTATATCTGGAAACCGTACATGTTCAGGAGTTTGCCGCTGGTATAATTGTAAAACTTGTCCTTGAACGACTGGTCCTGTTCGAGCAGGTCGTTCACATGATCCGGACACAGCACAAGACGGCGCCCGTCCTCCGGCACCTCGGCATTGTCCAGGGCGCGTTTCAAGGCGATGATGTCTTTCAAGGTCAGTTTTTTCCGTCCTGTGGCATCCGCCTCCCCGCTGGTGGGGATCACCGGAGTCTTGCCTGTATGGCTGTATGGAGCCAGGGCGTGCGCAGCCTTCTTGTAACGGATACGGTCGATGGCGTTCCTGTGACGCTCGACATCAAGCGAAAACTTGTCATAGGAAATTGCATAAAGCTGGTCATCCGTCACACGGGTGGCCTTTGTCTGGAATTTGTCCAGCCCGATGGGGATGTCATTCTCCTCCAGATTCTGTATGGGTATGGGATAGGTGGTGTTGTTCACCAGCACGTCCGGATCGGCACCCACATCCACCAGGTGGATGATCTCGTTGTTCACTCTTGCGGAATAGTCCGGTATCCCGTCAAGGAACGACGCCGTCAGTCCCGCACCGAGCTGTCTGACCAGCTCTCCCGTCCATACTTCGGTGTACACACCCTCCATGGCGGCACCGGCCGGCATGAATCCCTTAAGAAGCATCGGCACAACTATTCCCGAGGCCGCACCGTATGCGGGGCTGATCCCCACCATTGACGCAAGGATGACCCCCATTATGACATTGAAGGCCGTTCCGGTCCAAAATTTCAGAATAAATTTCTTTTTCATGATTCGCTTTTAATTTTTAGTTAATTAAATTCAGGACAGTCCACTCCGAACTGTTTCTTGTACAGACGTCTGTACTGCTGCGGGTCATCGGAGCGCATCAGCTTGAGCTCCTCCTCCGGCACATCCGTCCATTTCTCGTAGCCTCCTGCATGTACGGCTCCTCCGGATTTCCCGGCCAGTATGGCGGAAGGGCGCAGGGCGGGGTTCATCGCCTCGAAGGTCAGCTTGAGGGACTCCGCGCCGACCGATTTCCCCAGGGAGATGAAATGATCCTTCCTGTCGGCGCTGATCTTTCCCTCCCCGATGGCGGAATCCACAAGGGCGGTTATACCCGAGAGCTTGAGTCCGTCAAGCTCTTTCTCCAGCTTCTCCTTCTCGGCCTGCAGCACTCCGTTCGCTCTCTGGTACTCCAGCAGGAGATTGATCTTTTTCTGCACGTCTGTCAGTGTCGCGGCATCCGTGAGGCCCAGCATCAGGGCGACTGCTTTCATTTCTTCATTGTTCATTTCAGGTGTAGTTTTTTGGTTATTGTTTTTTTTCAGGAGGGGAAGACTGTGCGAGCCGTCCCCCTTGCTGAGTTTCAACGGTTTCCCTTCATAAATCAGGCTGATATTGTCATCATTCCCCCCGATATCCACCATGCTGTACTCCACCAGTTTGGACCTGGTCACCGTGGGGCAGGTCTGCCCGGGTTTCAGGAATGCCGGATCTTCGGAGAGTTCGAGTATGTCGAAATTGGGCGATCCCATGCGCAGCGTGCCTTTCTTCCATTGCTGTCTGGCCATCCTGCTCTCCTCCCGGACATCGTCAAACCAGGGCTCTCCGGTAATCTCACCGTTCTCCCTTCTGATATCCTTCACCATTCCGATGACGCACCCTCTCTTGTGCATCCACAGCAATACAGGGTTCCGCTCGTACTGGGACAGGTCCACCCCGTCCGTCCTCACCCATGTTCCGTAACAGTTCAGCGTTTCGTTGCTTATTCTTATTCTTTTGCCCATTTCCGTCTGGTTTTAAATGATTTTGCCGCAAACTTACATCTGGAGGGAAGGTGTTCAAAAAAAGTGTGCAACACTTTCAGCATTGTGTGCAACGCCCGCGCATTTTCTTGCCTTCGGGACGTTCCGCAGTGCATCTTTGCAGAAAAAACAATTCATTATGGCAAGAACCGGACATAAGTCGAAAGATACCGCCAAGGCTTTGTACCTCAAGGGAATCCCGCAGGAAAGGATCATCGAGATGACGGGGATCGCCCGCCAGACGCTCAGCAGGTGGATCAGCCAGGAAGGATGGAGGGAGCTGAAAGCCTGTTACGGAATGACACGCGAGGAGGTCACGCAGAAGATCCTCTCCATCATCAACGACGCCATCGAGGACCCTGACGAGTATCTGAAGAAAAAGAAGATAGCCGACGACCTGGTCAAGCTGGCCGCCACCATCGAGAAGATGGACAGGAGCACCAATGTGGTGCATTATGTGGAGGCCTTCATCCGGTTCGAGGACTGGCTGATGGAACACCGGAAGGATTATCCGGAGCTTCCCGACAAGGTCGTGGCGATGCTCCACGGCCTGCATGATGATTTTCTAACCCCCTTTTTCACAAAGAAGCCATGACGGAACAGGAAAGGAAGGACGCGTACAAACGCTGGCTGCAGCAGAGCGAACGGCTGGCCAGGATCACATCGGAGGACCGCATGGAATCCCCCCAGGAGAGGAAACGCAACATCGCGCGGGCGCTCAGGGATTACGACTATTTCTGCCAGCGTTACCTCAGGCACTACTGCGAATGTCCCAATGCCAGGTTCCAGAACGATGCGGCCCGGTATATGTACAATAACGACAACTGCCGCGCCGTGTTCAAATGGCCGCGCGGCCATGCCAAGTCCGTGCACCTTGACATCGGGATACCCTTGTGGCTGAAATTCAACGGCAAGCTGCATGTGATGGTGCTGGTCGGGAAAAGCGAGGATAATGCGGACGCCCTTCTGGGGGACCTGCAGATGGAGCTGCAGTCCAACCGGTACATCATCGAGGATTTCGGCGAACAGTACAATGCCGGATGCTGGCAGGAAGGGGAGTTCGTGACGAAGGACCGGTGCGCCTTCTTCAGCCGGGGACGGGGACAGTCGCCGCGAGGACTGCGTTTCCGGGAGATGCGTCCCGACTACATAGTGGTGGATGACCTTGACGATGACGAGATGTGCCGCAGCGAGGCCCGGGTACGCGAGATGACCAAGTGGATCAAAGAGGCGCTCTTCGGATGTTTCGGGGGAAAGGGAGGACGGTTTGTCATGGTGGGCAACCTGATCGGAAAGAACAGCGTGCTACAGAAGATCATTGACAGCAGGACCGTGCACACCAGCTCCGTCAACGCTTTCGACAGGGACGGGAACCCGTCATGGCCCGAGAGATATACGGCGGAATACCTCCACGGACTGGAGGAGTTCATGGGATACCGCTCCTTCCAGAAGGAATACATGAACAACCCCGTCACCGAAGGGGCGGTATTCCAGGAAAGGTGGATAAGATACAAGCCGATGCTCAGGTTGAAATATTACGAAAGCATCGTGGTATACGTCGACCCATCATGGAAGAGCGGCGGAAAGAACGACTACAAGGCGTGCAAGATGTGGGGGCGGCCCAAAAGGGGGCTGAAAACGGCATCGCACAGGGAACTGCACTGCATACGCGCGTTCTGCCGGCAGTGCGGCGTAGGCGAGATGGTACGCTGGCTCTATGACCTGTACGAATCCCTGCCGGAGGACTGCGCCGCCACCTTCTATATGGAGGCGAACTTCATGCAGGATACCATACTTGACGAGTTCCAGAGGGAGGGGGACATAAGGGGATACCAGCTTCCCGTCATGCCGGACACGCGCAAGAAACCCGACAAGTTCGCACGGATCGAGGCCATATCCCCCTTGTGGGAAAGAGGGCTCGTCTGGTACAACATCAGGCTGAAGGACGACGCCGACATGCGGACATCCATTGACCAGACGCTCTCCTTCGAGCAGGGAAGCCGGGCGCATGACGACTCCCCGGACGCGGACGAGGGGGCGATATACAAATTGCAGAAACAGGTGCGCCAGGATACCATGCCGCCCCGTATCGGAATGAGGCAGGCGCCCAAGGAAGGATGGTGACAACCAAACAAAACTTACCATTATGTATATAACGGAACAGGACTATATCAATATCGGGGAGGAAGCCCTGAAGATCGTGCAGCAGAGCAAGGAGGAGAACCGCCTGCTTGCCGAAAGGTTCGCCATGGATTTTGCCGCCGGATACTTGAGAGGACGGTACGACGTGGATGCCGCATTCTCCAGAGAGGGGGACGAAAGGAACATGGCGCTGGTGGGGTGCCTGACGGATATCGCGCTGTACAGGATGGTGCTGGGCCTGCCTGCCCGCATGAGCCTTGAGAAGTACAGCACACAGTATGACAAACAGGTGGAATGGCTGGAGGCGGTGCAGGCATCCGAAGTGATGCTTGACCTCCCTACCGTCACCGGGCCCGACGGACAGGAAGACTATTACAACCCGATCCGCACAGGTGAGGGGATCAGGAACAACTATATCTGGTAATTATGGGAAAAGGAAGAGACAAGGGGGTGCGCATCGGCAATATGGACCTTGCGCGCCGTGCGGATAGGAAAAAGGTCCGCGACATCACGGTCAGCCTCCAGCTGCAGACGGAGAACCTCACACGCAACGACCTGAGGTCATGGCGGCACGCATGGCAGCAGGCCATCAATGTGGAGCAGCCCAGGCGGAACCGGCTGTACAACATCTATACGGACGTGGATGTGGACGGGCACCTTGCCGGATGCGTGGAACAGCGTACCGGGTTCGTCATGAACAAGGGATTCAGGATCGTCGACAGGTCAGGCGCCGAGAACGAGGATCTCAGGGAGCTGTTCGAGACACCGTGGTTCAAGCAGTGGATGCGGCTCAGCCTTGAGAGCATATATTACGGGAACTCCCTCATCGAGCTGGGACCCGTCATCACCGTGGAGGACAAGCCGGTGTTCAGCAGCGTCAGCCTGATACCGCGCACCCATGTCGTGCCTGAATACGGGGTGATCATCACCAGCGAGAATGACACATGGCAGTCGGGGTACGACTACCGCAGCGGCCCCGTGTCATGGTGGGTGACGGAAGCCGGAGGCACGCATGACCTGGGACTGTACCTCAAATGCGCCCTGCATACCATCCCGAAAAAGAACATGGCCAGCTTCTGGGACATGTTCGGGGAGATATTCGGCATCCCCTTGCGTATCGGAACGACCACCAGCCGTGACCCCAAGGAATTCGACAAGCTGGAAAGACTGCTCAGGAACATGGGGGCCGCATCATACGGGCTGTTCCCGGAAGGGACGACCATCGACATCAAGGAATCCACACGGGGGGACGCGTACAATGTTTACGACAAGCGCATAGAACGCTGCAACAGCGAGATAAGCAAGGCGGTGCTCACGCAGACCATGACCGTAGACAACGGGGCGTCGCTCTCACAGTCCAAGGTCCACGAGAACATGCTGGACAACCTGATCAACAAGGATGCCGACATGATAAGGGACCTGGTGAACTGGCAGCTGATCCCCCGCATGGTAAAACACGGGTTTCCGGTCAAGGGATACCGTTTTGACTGGGATGACAGCGCGACCTACACGCCCGAGCAGCAGGTGGCATACGAGTCCATGGTGATGAACCACTACGAGGTGGACCCCAAATATATCGTAGACAAGTATCAGATTCCCGTAATGACAAGAAAGGACAGGAAGGAGCAGCTGGTAAAACCTTTTTTCGACTAGGCCCCGCCGACTATGCGGGGCTGCATGAGAGGGCCGCGCTGCTGTACGGGAGCAGCACGCTGGCCCTGGAAAAAGACGACAACGACACACGGCAGGCCGACACCTCGCAGGTGGAGGAGGCCTTCCTGCTGCTTATGGCATGGCTGTACAGACAGAAGGGGTTCAGCCCGGAGATGCTGGAGGACGAGGAAGTCAGGGAATTCATCAAGAAGACCGCCGCGCTGCTTGACAATGCCGTGGACCTTTCCGTCAGGGAAGTGCCGCTGGACGAGGTGAGCGTGCAAAGGCTGAAGGAGTCCGACTATGTCTTCAGCGGAATAAAGACCTTCCACGAGCTGAACGAGGCGTTTCCCTCCCTGCTCGATGAAGACGGAGGATTAAAACCGTTTGAACGGTTTTTAAACGACGTTCAGACAATCAACAACACCTATAACGGGGCCTATCTGAAAACAGAGTGGAACTTCGCCAGGTCATCGGCGCTGATGGCCGCGAAATGGAAGGATTTCGAGAAGGACGGGGAGGATTACAACCTGCAGTACCGTACCGTCGGAGACGAGAGGGTCCGCAAGGGCCACCGTCCACTGGACGGGATCACCCTTCCCCTCTCCAGCAGGTTCTGGGACTGGTATCTCCCGCCCAACGGGTTCGGATGCCGCTGCACGACAGAACAGGTCCGCAAAGGGAAATATCCGGAAAGCGACGAGAGGGAGGCCATGAACCTCGGATCGCAGGCCACATCGGGAAAGTACCAGGAGATGATGCGATTCAATCCGGGGAAACGGATGACCACATTCCCGGCATATAACCCGTACACCCGCAAGGACTGTGCGGACTGTGACGGCAAAGGGGACGGGAATGAACTGTGCAGGGCCTGCCGGATCATCCGGAAACAGGCCGGGAAAGGAGGCGGCAATGGCTGACAACAGTTCCGGAAAGACCATGAGGGAGCTGCGGGGACGGATAAACCGGTTCATCCGCCTTACGCTGAATGACATCAGGGTGGAAGCGAAGGAGGAGTTCGACATGAATTTCAAGCGCGAGGCCTTCTTCAACGAGAAATGGAAAAGGCGAAAGGGTGACACGGACGAAACCAGAGGCCTGCTCGTACAGTCCGGGACCCTCAGACGCAGCATACGCTCCCAGATAATGGAAGGAGGCAAGGGGGTGGAGATCACCTCGTCCGTGCCGTATGCGAAGATACACAACGAGGGGGGAAGCATCACCGTCACCCGCAGGATGAAAGGATATTTCTGGATAAAGTACAGGCAGGCCGTGGGAGGTATAGCCCGGACAAAGGCCGGGAAGGCACGGAACGGCAGGAAAAACCGGCAGATATCCCGGGATGCGGAGTTCTACAAGGCCATGGCGCTGAAGAAGACAGGAAGCAGGATCATGATTCCCAGGCGTCAGTTCATCGGACGCCATCCGGATCTGGAGAAACTGCTGGATGAGATAGCCATGGAGAATTTGAAGAAAGTGTTCAACGATAACGATTAAAGTATGAGAAGTTTTTTCTATTTGCAGCTCCAGGAACGCCTGGAACAGCTGCCGGACAGGCAAGGGGTGCCGGCAGTCAGGACCTATGACCTGTGGAACGAGCAGGTCGACTTCATCGAGGAGGAGGAGCCTTTCGACATGCCCGCCGTGTTCCTTGAGTTCATGCCGTATAAATGGACGACGCTATCGGGTGCCGTACAGCAGGCGGCGGTTACAGTCAGGCTGCATGTCGTGACCCCCTGGAAAGGCTCGTCAAGGAAGGGAAGCCGATACCAGCAGCAGTCCCTGGAACGTTTCAGCCTGCTGGAGGAGATCAGCGCCTGCCTGCATGATTTCAAGGGGGACAACGGAAAGGTCAGCTTTGACATGTTCCGGCGTACCGCCAGCGACACAAACCATAATCATGCGGAGGTGGTGGAGGATGTGGAGGAATACACGTTCAGGGTGGTTGAGAGACTTTAGAAAAGCGTCATCTGCATCTCGCGCTGCCGGGCGATGACACGGTCGTCCGCGCTGGCCTTGATCATGTTGTAGAAGGTACGCTCACATATCCGGTATTTGGGCCAGATGTAACGGCGGAATATCTCACGGTTCGAAAGGCCGCTACGGCTGTGCTCGTCATAAATGCGCACGACATCCGTAAGACGGAACACATAACTTCTTCCCGGAGTGTTTATCCTGGATTTCCTCATACCCTGAAACATTTGAACAATTTGAAAAAAAATTTTACCTGTATGACAAAGGTAGTGATTATGAAATAAATATGCAACAAAGGGAGGGTTAATAATAAAAAAGCCCTCAATGCTTCCGTTAGTTTAACTACCACATTAAAACATAAACGGCACACGCTTGCTGCACGCTGAGGGCTAAAGTCCTTGACGCAACAAACGTGTGCCGTTTTAATGTGGTGCACAAAAGTAACAATAAAAATTGAATAATCATGTGCAAGAGCGAAATTTTCTTCAACCTGCTCGGCCTGACCGAGCGTGAAACGGAAGTGCCGAAGGAACGGATACTGGGCGATTTCAGGGACATGGAGTCCACGGACGCCAGATATGTGCTTGTCAGGCTGCTCTCGGAAGCCGGCCTGTATCCGGACCAGATAGCGGGGATGACCAACCGCACGGCACGGGGGATACGGCACCTGCTGGCCCGGAACATCACCTCGCCGATGATCGGAATATATCTGGAACAAATAAGGAAACACATCAGAACAGGACGCTCGACGGAGTGCGTGTAGTTGAGTATGTTTGCACCACGGTCGGATTAGTGACCGGAACTACAAAATACAAATACAACTATGAGTGAATCAAGAACTTTTGTGTTCCCCGAGAACGGGAACTCCGGAGGCGGCACCAATGGCATTCTGGCCATGCTTCCGGCGCTGATGCAACAGCGCGGTGTGGATCCGAACATCCTGGCGCTGATGGGAAACGGCAACAGCCGTAACGGCAACGGCTGGGGTGACGATCTGTTCGCCATCCTGCTTCTGTTCATCCTGATGGGATGGGGAGGCATGGGAGGCTTCGGCGGCGCCCGTGGCGGAATGATGGGCAACGGACAGGGCGGCGTGGTCCCCTTCGTGCAGAACGACGCGAACACCGCCGTGATCATGCAGGCCGTACAACGCAACGGATACGACATCCAGAGCCTGGCCACCGCGTTGAACACCTCTTCCGATGCCGTACAGGCCGCCATAAACGGTCTTGGCATGCAGATATGCAACATCGGCAACCAGATGGGCATGAACACCAACCAGATCGTCACCGCGATCATGCAGGGCAATAATGCCATCCAGTCGCAGATCTGCCAGTGCTGCTGCCAGACAAACGAGAACATTACCAAAATGGGCTACGAGAACCAGCTGTCCGTCTGCAACCAGACTAACACCCTGGTGAACACGGCCAACCAGAACACGCTCGCATTGCGTGACGCAGGCACAGCCAACACCAACGCCATCATCAGCAAGCTGGACGCCATGCAGAACCAGGCGCTGCTTGACAAGATCGACACGTTGCGGGAAAGAAACAGCACGCTTGTCAACCAGCTCTCGCAGGAGCACCAGAACGCGTATTTCGCACAGGTGTCCGCACAGACCATCGCGCCTGTCAACGCCGCGCTGGGTGATCTGAGCGCCCGTCTGGCGAAGATTGAGTGCAACCAGCCCGAAGTGGCCAAGGTGCCGTACAGCCCGGTTGTGGGAATCCCCACCTGTGTGGCGGCCCAATATGGTCTTGGATACGGCTTCGGTTTCGGGGCGGGTAACGGTTTCTGGGGTTGACCCGGAGAAAGGAGGTAATCATGCCATTTCCTTTTCAATTCGTTAACAGACGCGGATCGGCCGCAATAGCCACATCCGGAGTGAATGTCACCGCCGACAATGTGGTGTTCTCCTTCCCGAACCATTCATTCGTGAATGCCTGGTACAGGGGAACCATCTACATCGACCTGGCGCAGGCCGTTCCCACAGGAACAACCGGGACGCTGCCGGTCCTGTTCGAGACAAACGGGGCAACGCAGGCCGTGACCAAGTACAACGGCGAGGCGCTGACGGCAGCCGACATTCCCGGTACGGGAGTGTTCGAGTTCTGGTTCGACAGGACGACAAACACCCTGCAGATAATGACCGGAGTAGTTTAAGAACACGGAGGGAGGAATCCCTCATTTAAAAAGAAACAATTATGCCTTTCCAGAATTTAAGAGTCAACAGCCAGTTTTACATACTCCATAAGGACGGGACGCCTTATGTGGAGGTCGGTGCCATTGCGGGAGTATCCAACCCGGTCCCGGACGGGACACAGCCGGTGATGTTCGGCCAGCCGATGAAGATGGTGGTGGACATCACCGTCAAGGTCGGCGAACAGACCGTCACGTTCCAGAAGATACCCGCGGGGGCGGACATCGCCGACGCGAATTTCCCCGGAGGCGGGAACATGGTCATATCCGGATCAAGGGAGTCGATGAACTCCGAGGTGGCGGCCATGAGGAACAGGTCCGCGGAGATACTCAGGAGCATAGACCACCACCGTGCCATAGTGGACGCCTGCGGCAAGATGATGGAGATCCTGAATCCCGAGTTTGCCGAAAGGCAGAGACAGGAGGCGGAAAACAAGGCTCTCAGGGAGGAGATATCCGAGCTGAAGGCCATGATGGCCGAACTGCTTAAACCCGCGGAAAGGCCCAGTACGAACAATCCTAAAAAACAACAAGTATGATGATGATCGAGATAGAAGACAGCAAGGTCGAGAGAATGTCCGATTATGCCGAAAAAATGCTCAAGTATGGCGGCAAGCTCATGCAGTGCATTGAGGAACTCTCGGAAGGGAGCGGCATGGGACAACGCGACGACGGCTACGATGACTATGACGAGTATGACGACATGGGACAACGTGGCGGTTATGGAAACCGTGGCGGATACGGCGGAGGATACGGGAACCGTTATGGCGGCGGCTCGATGGGCCAGCGCCGCGGAGTGCCCGGAACAGGACGCTATTCAAGATACCGTTAGTTTAACCCGCCGGGACGGGGGAATCCTTCCGTCCCGGCTAACAAGAAGACCATGAACAGGACAAAGGAACCTTTGGACATATATGATGACCGGCCAAAGGAGATGACGGCGTATCTCCGGCACAATGGCTGGCACTTCAACAAGAAGCTGTGCGACTTCGCCGTGTCACTCATGCGCAGGATGAACCCGGCAACCGGAAAAAGCGAGAAGATCGAACCCATGACCAAGGACAAGGTGGACGAGCTTCTGGCCAAGAACGGGGTCAGGGTGGAGAACAACACATTATATGACTATGTATACGTGGCCAACCAGGCAAAAGCGGACTGTTTCAAGTCCTCCATTGCCGACGAGCCCCATCTGGCACTCTACGTCAAGGATATCATAGATGACCATGACGCTCCGGAAGGCATGGTCATGTGCATGTGGTATGCGAAAATGACAAGGGCCGGGGAACCGGTGGAATGGGACGAGATGTTATGATCCGCCAGCGGTTTGACATAGAGGAGTACGGATGGAAGGTGGAGGTCTACTATGCCGTGGACTGTTACTACACCGACGAGATCATGGGCAGGCTCTATGACATAGGCTGCCGCGGGGATGATCTGGAAACGGCGTACAGGAACCTGTCCTCCGGCAAACCGGATACCGGACTCACCTATTCCAACTACGGCACAAGGCAGACGGTCATGGTGATAGGGATCACATCGTCGCCCGCCGAGTTCCAGAACTCCTATGACCACGAAAGGAAGCACCTGGAAGCGCACATGGCAAAGGCGCTGGGGATCGACCCGTGGGGCGAGGAGATATGTTACCTGTCCGGCAATATAGGACAGAAGATGTTCGACAAAGCCAGGTTGCTGCTGTGTGATTGTGAATGTTGTAAGAAACAGATAAAGGAACTTATATGAAAAAGAAAGAAATCAGGAAAGCGCTGGAAGGCGGCACGCCGTTCTCAAGCCTGTACTCCCTTCTCCCCTCCGGGCAGAAGGAGAAATTCAAACAGTTCGCCGCGGCATTCGGATTCACGGAGCGGCAGGTCAGGGAAAGACTGCGGAAAGAAACACGATAACTTCTCATTGACAACGGGCGCCCCGCATATTATTGTATGCCGCAGGGCGCCCGTTCTGTTTTTATCCGATATTTAATCTTTCCTCAAACTCCGCAATGATACAGTCTGCGTCACCACCATGCACCCAGTTATCCAAAACAGAGGAAAGAACTTCGATGGCTTTCCGTTTCATTTCTTCCTCTGCCATTGCAACGGCTTTAAGAGCACTTTCTTTTGTGATAACCGGGAAGTTGGGATTGACTACCACAAAACTCTTGATTTCAATATATTCTTCTGATTTACTCATTTTCAACTTTAACATATCCGTTTTCAATACACCAACACAGCATTTCGTAAGCTGCATCAATGAGTTCTTTACTTTCTGTAATATTTATCATAGACCTAGTATAAGATTCCATATACAAGCATGTATAGCTATCTGCAAGTTTTTGCATGGTCAGCACTTCATTGCCGATGAAGCAAGGCAGCTTATCGAGAATATCCTGCAAGGTGTAGATATGGTATAATCCAAGTTCTTGTAAATGTTTCATTTGCTCGAATGATAATACCTGTTTCATTTTTGTTCCGTTATAATTCTGATAAATATTTTATTAAACTCTTTTTGTTTCTAAAAAGCCTTTTCCCCCATTGTGGATAGTTGTTTCTAGGCACACTTAAGCCGTCAGACAATTTGTAAACCATTAAAAAACTTCTATCTGTATAGGATATTTCAATAGTAATTTTGCTTATAGTGGAATGACAGATATTGTCACCACTTAGGTAACATACACTATCACCTACATTAAACTCTGTGTCTATATTCATATCTTATATTATTAAATCTAATTTAATAGCTTCAACTTTCTTAATACATCTACCATCAGGGGTAGTTACTGTGAATCCTCCATATCCTTTTGATACGGAAACTATTTCACCCACATCAATCTTTGAAACAAGAGATTGTATAGTTTCTAAAACCTTTGCCTGCTTTTTTTCAAAAAAAGAGGCTGGTTTTCTTTTCAGGAATATCATATTCATTTCAAAATCCTTCTGATGATTCATGCAGCACTCCATCAATTATTATTCCGTTATTTACTTTCATATATTCAATCTCCTTTATCTTTAATTCTTTCCAGTACATCCCTGTTGGCTTCTAGTATATCATCGAAAGACGGGATGGGCATCCACATGTCACACTCGTAGTCGTTCCAATCCTCAAATTCAAATCCTCCGTCTGTCGCAACGTATGGCGATCTCCCGGATGAAACAACGATATAGCCACTAACAATCGCTCCATTTGATACCATTCTGCAAAGGACAAGCTTGTTTGGTTCCGGCAACCGTTCCTTAACACTTATCCACGGCGATTGCTTTGACTGCCATTCGGCACCATATATGAATGCCTCTTTAACTAACCTCATTTCTAAGCTATCATCGTAATGACATTCATAACAATCTTCTGCCGCTTCTCTTGCCACTTCTTCTACTGTCTGTTTCATACGCATTTAGATTTATCAATTTGTCCTATTCGCTGTTTTTCAAATCCATCTATCTGTGCATCAGTAAGGTTGTTTAGCCATTCATCAGCATACTTTCTGTACTTGGCATGATTGCATTTATAAAACTCCAATCTAAGCCATTCAATAGTTATGTCCTTTTGTTTCATAATTGTTCCATTTTTAATTAACTCACACTAATTCAATTATAGTCTTCTTAAAATTAACATATAAAGGTATTGCTGACATACCCCCATTGCAATCCAACTGTCTTAAAGAGGGAACGACCTCTCCGTCATCATCAATCTCATAATCTACAATATAGGCTAACTTCTTTGCTTCGGGAACCAATATCCTTTCATTGTTCCTTTCATGAGCCATGACCGTTATACAGACCTTGCTTCCAACAGGAAATCCTTGGTTGGATTCAATGTATTCCTTTTCCAACTGAATTTTCTGATTCTTCAATTCCCTTATTTTTGAATCAATATCATTTTTCTTTGTCTGAAATTCTTCTTTGTTCATTTTTTTCTTGTTATTAGTTAATTGGCAGTTTCATAAAACACATCCACATAGTCTTTCCATGTCTTCCAGTAGTATGGCCGAAGAGTGGTTGCCGATTGATGGCACTCAATACTTCCCTAACTGTTATCTGATCCTCATTCCATTTGAAAATCAGAACTCCGTAGTCATCCAGAACACGAAAGCATTCATCAATTCCCTTTTTTATCACCCTTGGCCAATCTTCAGGAAGTTTACCATACTTCTTGGCTAACCAACTATTTTTACCAACCTTTAGCAAATGGGGTGGATCAAACACTACCAGTTTAAAGGATTTATCCAAAAACGGCATATCGGTAAAGTCCGATACGATGTCTGGGTGGACTTTCAGATTTCGCCCATCACAAAGAATGTATTCTTCGTCCCTAATGTCAGCAAACAAAGCCAAAGGGTTTTCTTTGTCAAACCAAAACATCCTACTGCCACAACAGGCATCTAATATGATTTTTGTTTCACTCATTTTTTTCTTGTTATGAGCCATTTGCCGACACCGGCAAATGGCAGATTATTATTTTCTCCAAAAACTGTCTCCGGAGATTGACCGGGCCGTATCATCCGCAGTAAGCCGGATATACCGGAAGAAGTTCTGCTCAGACCTGTGCCCTGTCAGTCTCATGATCTCCAATGTCTTCATCCGTCCTGTAAGGTACATGTTCGTGGCCGCGCTTCTTCTTGCCGTATGGCTGCTGACCAGTTCCCATTTCTCCCGGGTCTCCGTGACCAGCCTTCCTCCCTTCGTGTAGGAGAAAGTGATCCTGTCGGTAAGCCCTATCTCCCTCATGATGACCTTCAGATACTTGTTGAAATACTGTATGCACAGTCCTCCGGGTATGTTCCCGTCATATTTCTCGAATATCTCCCTTACATAATCATGAGCCGGGACCTTGACGTCCACATTGGTCTTCTTTGTCCTTTTTATGATGTATCCATCTCTCAAATTGTCTTTTGTCAATGTCGAATAATCGGAATATCTCAGAGCGGTCAGACAGCCTATGACGAACAGGTCACGTATCCGCTCCCTGGCCTTTCTTCTGTCCTGCCTCTCAAACTTGTAATAGTAGATCCTTGCGATCTCGTTCATCGAGAGGAAAACGGCATTTACCGGCTCCTCACGCAAATCTGTTCCGTCATAGGTGGCGTCTACGGCGTAATTGTACTGCGATGCCTTTCTGACGAGCGACTGTATTTTCTGAATATAGCCCGCTATGGTGTTGTGACGCAGCCCCCGGCTCTCAAGATAGACAATGAAGTCGTCCAGAAACTCTTCCGTCACGGAATTGGTGAAGATATCACAGTCGAATTCGGTGGAAAACCTGTCTATGTGCCGGAGGACCGCATCATAAACCGCGGCATAATGTCCGGACCTGCGTTTTCCCCTTCTCTCAAGCATATCCCTTGCAAAGTCCGTGAAGTACACCCCCTCAAGCGGCCTGTCCTGCCGGAAATGGTTAATATAGTCCCGCCTGGGTTTTCCGGACCGTGCGGGAACCGTCACCTGCAGTGCTGCTAGACACCTCCCGTTCCGCATCCGGCCAGCCTTGCAATGATCGGGCGGAACTTTTCCTTTCTCAATCTCACATCATAATACGCGGTTGTCGCCCTGCATCTGGATATCTTCAGGAAGGAGGCTATCTCACGGAACAGATACCCTTCCTCATACGCCATATAGCAGAACAGCATCCTTGAATCGGATATGTTCCGGGATATCATCCGGGACAGGATCATCTCCTGCGAGACGCCCATCATTCCGGAGATCTCGTCCAGCATAAGCTGCATCGGTTTCTTTTTCTTGTTGTCTTTTCTCAGGTTCATAAGATTGTCGTTTAAAAGGTTCTTAAATCTGTTTTAAAAGCACCGGCTCCTTATGCGGTGCCAGATGGTTCTTTTCCTGAAACTCTGCGGACGGAACGCCCTGTCACGCTTATGCCAGCCCTCCCGGCACCGGAGTCTTGATTCATCCAGTATATCCTCCATCGCGGATTTGAGACTCTCCAATTTTTCCACGGAGAGCAGCAGGTACTCATTCATTCCGTCCTTTTCCATACATCGCGAGATTTGGGGATTCGGGATCATAAGGCTCCACGGTGGTAAGGGTAACGGAGGATACGACCACACGTCCGCTCCCCTTGCAGGCGGGACAGGCAACGGTATGTACGGTGTCCGCCAGCTCGTCCAGGTTCTCAAGAAAGCCCCGGCCGCAGCATGTGCGGCACAGGACTACATGGGGATGGTCAAACTTCCTTCTTATCATCACCGGGAAATTCAGGTTTCACATCAGCAGTGTAGGGATAGACATCCATAATGGCGGTCTCGGCCACCGAGCCGATGACATAGTCCGCCAGCGTGCCCTTCATCCCCTCGTCCAGCTTCTTTACGGCATCGCGAAGGTCGGAAGCCTGTACCAGTACGGTAGTGGGGGTCTTTTTCTCCGCTCTGCTTTTTTCGTCCAGCGTGATAAAGAACAGCTTACACTTGAACCAGCGGTCGGCCGCATCTTCCTCAGATGGGAACAGTTCGCTGTAACCGGCGCGTTTGACGCCCGAGACGGTAAATTCACCGTTGATATACGGGTTCATTTCTTCAATAATACGGGCTTCCGCTTCCGTGAAGCTCAGCGCGTCGACCAGATAGGCTTCCGTTACTTTCCTGTTCATGCCGTTCTCCGCCACCTTCTCGTAGCGGATGGAACATTCAAACCAATTGTGCATCATAATTTACATCTTGTTAAATGAGGGTTCTATTCTTTTCCATTGATTGTTTCCGTCCTTTTCCTCGAAGTAGAAGCGGATCACCGTGCCTTCCACCACGTTGCTCTCACGGAAGAGCTGCATGATTTCCGAATATTCGGGGTCGTTGAAGTCGTCCTCGAGCTCGTACAGGCGGGAGATGGACTTGTAGTCAAGATCCCCGGCCTCGTTGCGCTGGAGCAGCGACATGGCCAGCTTGTACATGGGGTTGCGCCCGTCATCGCCCTTCTTGCCGATCCATGCGTTCAGGTAGTCCACAAGGCGCTTCTCTGCCACGTCTGCCCTCTCGTCGAAGCCTTTGACCCGGTTCCCTTTGACGGAGACCTTGAAGGTGTCGTTCTTCACCTCGAACCCGAGCTGCTCGTCACGTTTCAGGCCGCCGTACTCCTTCAGCTGGTCATAGTAGGCGGTGGCCTCCTTACGGAGCCATTCCTTGAACTCCTGGCCGTCCTTGATATACTTGCGGAGCTTCCTCTCCACAGAGGCGAGGAATTTGGCACGCAGCTTCTGGTAGTTCTTCTTTCGGTCCCCGTCCTTTCTTTTCTTTTCGGCCTGCAGCTTGCTTAGCAGGGCCTCACGTTCCTTTTCAGATAAATTCTTGATATCCATATCTGTTCTTATTTATTAGTGAATAAATTCCTGAATAAATCAGGGTCGATTATCTCCTCGTTGCAGTCAACGTTCTGTTCTATGGCTGTCTGGCATTCCCAGCAGAGATGGTTCACGGTCATGTGGTTGTTGTATTCACAGAACACCTTCCCGCACAGCCCGCACCGGGCGAACATCGGCTGCACGGTGTCCGCGTCCTCCCGGCAGATGTCCAGTCCTTTGGCGTGGCAATCGGCACACATGTCAGCACATTCCTTTTCGAATTTCGTCTTTTCCATTATTATTATCGTTTTCATTGTTGTCATCTTCTTCATATTCCAATACCAGCATTGCCAACAGCCCCATCAAAGCAAACGCCCTTTTTACAGGTTCGTCTTCGATGATCACAGCCAGGACACCTAACAAGATCACTACCTTGTGTAACAGGTTAAAGATTCTTCTCATACCTCCTCCTTCCGTCTTATGGCCTTCAGCTGTTTCAGTGTGGCCTTCAGTTCCTCCAGGTTCTGGCTTGACACCGGCTTCCTGCATCCTCCGTGGCTCTTCAGGAAGGAGGTGATCTTCGCCTTGTTCATCTCGACCTCCACGGGATTGTCGCTTCGGTAGCTCCTGTTGAGAAAACCGATATCCATCGACACGGCGTAAATGGCCTTGACCAGCGCCAGTTTCTCCCGTCTTTCCGGATCCTTTCTCCTGTCGGGATCGAGCAGCGTCCCGATCAGCCTTGCGGCCTCGCTTTTGTACAACTCCGCGGACGTCGTTGTCCGTCCGCCGCTGAACTGCCGGACAAGATGCCTGTATTCATCCTCGTCCAGCCCGAACTGCCGTCTGAGGCGGTGTATGCACCGCTTCTGGGCGTTTGTCGCGGGTAATTCAATTGTCTTGTTCATTGCTATTGCTGTTAAATGGTTCGTCACTGTTCCTGAGCCAGCATCTCTCATAGCCCTCCTTCCAGACCACATAGAATCCTTTCGGACCGGGAACACCACGGCTCATGTACCGGGCGCAGAACCCGTTCACCTCTATGCGGGAGAAGCAGTCCCTCTTGACTCTGTAGGCCACCGTGCCTTGCACCTCCTTCCCCTCCACATGGGAGATGTATACGAATATCTTCTTCCTGTATTTCTTCCTGAGCTCGACCAGCTGTTTGGCGGTGACGTCCATCTCGCCTTCAAGACTCTGCAGGGAGTCGATGATGACCACGTCCGGGGATCTCTGTTTCCCGAGAAATTCGTCAAACTCATCAAAAGTGGGGACCTCGTCCCAGAACAGCATCCCGCTCCTTGACGAATTCATGAATCCGAGCAGGGAGTCCCTGAAATCGGACTCGACACCCATTTCAAGGGAAATGAACAGCACCTTGTAGCCGATACGGTCAAACTCCCTGGCCAGCTGGAAGGTGAAGGAGGTCTTTCCCTGTCCGGACTTGCCGTATACGATCCACGCCCCGGACTTCTGCCTCTTTCCAAAGGCATCCATGAAATCCTTGGAAAAGGGGATGTATTCGTATTTTTTGTTCAATATGTTGTCAAACGACAATGACCTGATCATAAGCCGGCTCCTCCGTTGCTGATTTCCTGTCTGATTACCACATTGTCTATCATTCCCGAAAGCTCGCGCAGGTCATCGGCGAACAATACCTGGCGGGGATCGTCCTCACGCGGCTGCTTCTTGACCTTGGGAAGTTTTCCCCATATCTCTTCCGCCGTCTCCCTGTCCTGCACGCCGTTGGCCATACAGATGGCGATGACATCCTTTTTGGTAGCGCCCAGAAGGGTGATGTAATTGCGGCCGAAACGCCCGTCTATCTCGTCATACCCTTCAATACGTCCCACATACCGCCTGATATTGCGCTCCAGCGTTTCCGTGCCGGCCACCAGACACCCCATGCGCCCCAGCGTGTCATCATACAGGGGAATAAGCGTGCACATGGCCGAATGCGTGAGCTTGCCGGCATCATCTATCAGCAGGACAGGCTTATAGGAGGACAGGGAATTCATGTGCGCGATGCACAGGTCCAGCAGGCTGTCATTATCCATATAGCGCGTCACATTCTCTCCCATGGCCTGTGCCAGTTTGGTAAGGAACTTGCGGCTGCTCCATTTGCGGCACTTGATATATACAACCCCCTTGTCACCGCACAGATTGTACAGGTCAATCAGAGACTGGGTCTTTCCACTTCCGCTGCGGCTGCTGATACATACCCATTTGCTCTTTCCCCTGGCAACCTCGAACGCCCGCTTCACCTGCCGGTAAGAGGTTACGGTATCAACCACATTGCGGGAATTCTCATAGAAATAAAGGCCTGTGGCGATCCTGACCGCCAGGTTGTCGTCATTCGCGCCGTACTTGCCGGAACGGAACTGGGACATCGCCGCATCGGACACGCCGCAGCGACGGGCCAGTTCTGAAGGTTTTGAACCACGTTCTATCAAATTCTCTATGTACTGTTTCAATGCTTCCTTATCCATAATTATGCTGTTTTTAAAGTGTTATTAAATCATCTTGAAAAATTCATGTCGGCGTCGTCCCATTCGTAATCGTCATCCACAAGAGGGGACGGAACCCTGAGAGGTCCGGGCGCAATCTCTTCAAAATCCACGTCCTCCACCGTCTGGCCGCGCGCCTCATACTTGCGGTCCTTGTGCCGTCCCCGGCTGTCGGTGAGCAGGGCGCGGTCCAGCAGGCTGTTGCTCTTCAGAAGCGGGTTCCGCTCCTGCATGGCGGTTATCACCTCATCCACCTGCTCCTGTCTGGCCACATACCGCCGCTCGAACTGCCGGTTGAACTCGTCCACCTTCCTGCGGTGCTCGAAATGTTCGGGTTTCTGGTCGATCAGGGCCATCGGTGTCTTCATGTCACGCTGCATGAGGAACTTCAGATCCCCCGTTTCCTTTGCCAGCCGGTGCCCTTTGGTGGATTCGGCATTGACGATGAGCACCTGCGACAGATCGTCGGGATCGTAGTGCACGGACCAGTCCTCGTGGAAATGGTTGCGCAGCTCCATGTCGAAACTCTCGTAATTGATCCTCTCCCCGAAGAGCTCGATCAGCAGGCCCTTGCCGGTGAGCCGGTTGGTGCGCCCCGTCGTGTCGCCCATAAGAAACAGGTACTCCTCGTCACAGAACGGCATCCGGCGTTCCATGGGGGTGCGTTCCCATGCGGCCATGTACGCCTCCAGCTTCTTGGCCCGCTCCCTTTGCATGATGCCGTGTATCTGCGCCAGCACGCCCTCCTCGTCGGGGATCAGGTGGCGGTTCTTGTTCAGGATCTCTATATTGGGCTGGGAGCCGCGCCTGCTGTTGATGTTCACACCGCTCCAGTTCTTCTCCAGCTGGTAGTACGTCTTGTTCAGATAATTAAAATAGGGCTCGATGATCTTGGCCTTGGCGTTGTGGAGCGCGGCGGGAATGTAGTGCACCGTCATCGCCTCATAAAACGGAACCATTACCCCCTTCTGGTAGTTGTCACTCTGCAGCTGCAACGGCTTGTACCGTGCCCCGAACAGTTCCCGGGCGTGCCTGATGGCGTTGCGCAGCGCCTCGCGTATCAGCGCCGGGCTCTCATGGTCGCCAACGGCGTATCCTATCGGGTACTTGCCGCAGGCGTCCAGCACCACCACGATGGTCTTGCGGTTGTGGTAGGTGGTCTTCTTATAAGTCCTTGTCTCGCCGTTCACCTTTTTGTCCACCGGCTGCCTCTTCTGGTAGACCAGTTCCACGTCCCATCCGTCCAGTGTCCAGTAGGTCATGGCGGTCTTCGGAGCCTCACGCTTGTGTTGCATCTCAAGGGAGTTCCTCAGGACAGTGGTTCCGCGCTGGTGCCCCAGGGTGGTGGATTCCATCATCTTCCGGTACCTGTCCACCGTGACAGGGCTCTTGATTTCCGGTTTCCCCAATATGGAGGCTATCTTGTTGTACTGTTCCATTATCTGTGCGTTGTTCAAATTCATGTGCTGGGAAAGCAGCTTGTGCATGATCGCCTCTTCCTCCTCGTCCCGTATCAGGGCGGCGGACGTGTTGCCCTTGTTCTTGTGCACCAAAGCGATGAAGCCTTCCGCCTCATACTGGTCCACTTTACGTTTGAGCGTCTTTCCCGTCGAAGGAAGTTTGTGGGGATAGCGGGTGTTGCCTTTGCTGTCCCGTACTTTCAGCAGGTCGTTCACCATCTCACTCAGCCTGTCCCATACGTTGAAACGGGAGCCGCCACGTCCGAAACCGCATTCCGCATTGCTGTCACGCAGCCGGATGATTGCATCCAGGACACGTGCCTGGAGCGTGTAAAGCGTGACCTTCTCCGGTCTGAGCGGCTTTCCCGCACCGTCCCTGTAGGTGGTGAAGAAGGAGTAGGCGGCCTCGTTGTACCCTACCGCCCTCTCAAGCGGGCTGGTGGCGGCACGTTCGACATCCTCATGGGGATCACCGTAATATTTGATGTATAATTGCTGTATATATACTTCCAGCGAGTCGAACTCCACCAGAGCGGGGCGTCTGAGGCTGGCACGCTCGGCAACAACAATCTGCTTTCTGTTCACCTTCGTGTTATATGTTCCTAACGGGAGGAAGCCCTTCTCGGAGCCCACCTTGCGTTTCGGATCATACATGATCAGCTCGTTGGCGTAGATACATACCTTGTCATTATAGATTACAGCCATATCAACCGTTTATTGTTTAACCTTGTGCGGTTTCCGGAGTCGGACCGGAAACGAGGGCCGCCTTCCGGCTCCCTGACCGCGTGTCCTATTTTTCCTCCCTGTAATACCTTTGTCCGATAAGGGAAAGACAGCATACGACTGCAAGGACCGAGGCGGCGAGGTTCTCGTTGAAGGTGGGGCGTAGGTTGTCCGCCAGTCTGAGCACTACCACAAGGCCGATGACAGCGGCTGCTATATGGATAATTCTGAATGTTTTCATTACGAATCATTTTTAAGGGTTTATAAAATTGTTTTTAAATCTACGTCCCTATCCGTCACGGACCGGGACGGAATGTCTAACTAAAATTCAATCTATTACCGGTTGTATGAGCTATTTTTCTTTCTCTTCTTCCAGCTCGGCCTCGGACTGAAGGTCCGCTTCCACCTCCGCAATCACCTTGAGCGTTTCGTCGGCGTCCATTATCTCCTGCTTGCATTCAAGCATTCCGTTGAAGATGCGCCGGTAGTCTACATCTTTCTTACCCAGTTCCTTGCAATAATTCTCATACTTGATCTCCGCCTCGGCCTTGCGTCTCTCGCAATCGTCTTTGGCTCCCTCGATCTTACGGTTGATCTCTTTCTCACGCAGGCTGAACAACTTGTCCACAAGGTTGCAGCCTTTCAAAATTGCTGTCAGTTTCTTCATAATCTTTCAATTTTTATCAGTTTATGTTTTCTGATCATCCGGACCTCTCCGGTGTCATGTGTTATTTTACCTTTTAAAAAGATTGACCCGTCAAGGCCAAGTGGCGGCACTGCCAGTTGGACCTGGAGCTCCCCTAATGAGTTTCTAAACACATCCATATTATTATAACCCAACCCCACCGGGGTAGTGGTTAACGGTAAGTCTGATATTCTATCATTCATATTCTCTTATTTTTCGATTTCCTTGACCAGACGCTTCGCTCCGGCTATATCCCATATCTTGTCGACCATCTCCGCGACCTTCATGTCGGTTGTCGGTCCTATCTTCACCATCACCGCCCCTTCGGCGTCCTGGTCCTTGGGAATGAGATCGGGCAGAGCATCCCGTATTCACGCCAGATAGTTATCACGATCCTCAGGTATTCAAGGTTGATACCCATCGTATAAGTAATCATCCCTGTTCCTCCCATTCTATCAGCAGTTGCCTGTACACCGGAACAGGTTCGGGATATATGATGCCTTTGTTCTTGTGGGAGATAGCCAGCTTCGTCAGTCTGTCGGCTATACGGCGGCTCATTGTGTTGCCGGAATACACCTTGCATACATGGGAGTAGGTGACTTTCATGTTGGTGGCAACCGTTTTCAGATCATTTCGGTTGAGATAACGGCACACAGCCTGTTTCCATTCGATGAAGTCCGGACGGAACTTGGGTGCGGGAAGCGTCGGACGCTGTGTCGGGCAGACGGAGTAAGCACCGGTGCGGCGGATGGAAGGGAGAACCTCGTTAGTTACCCATTTGCGGAAGGCTTTTGCTTCGGGCTTGCGGGAAAGGAAGATCAGATGGTATAAACCAGACTCATTTACAACTGTAATTTGCTGATTTCCACCGAGGGTGTCCATATTTGTGGACACCCTTTCATCGTCATCCAGTTTGGATAAAAAATCGCGATACTTGCTGATCCCAATAGAATAGCATACATCTTTCCCAGAAAACCAAGGTTCTCCATTAATCATTTTGACTCTGATGTTAACACCAATGTTCTCATTGAGGTAGGTTTGCAGACCTGTTGCCTGCTGGTTGTTGTTCAGTGTTTCCATAATAATACATTATTAATTAGTACGTTCCGCTTTCACATTACCCTTGTTGTCGAGTATTCTGACTGTTTCATGCTTGGCGATTTCGTCAACATTGTACAGCTTGCTGTCGTTCCGTTTCTTGGCGGCTTCCCAAATCGCAGGGGCTTTACCACCCTTTTTCTGACCGGACAACACCTGTCCGACATAGGCCATTGTTACTTTAAAGGCGATAGCAAGTTCCTTCTTGCCTTGTGCGCCTAACTTAATTACTTGTCCCATATTCAATATTTATTGGATTAAAATTGCTATATTTGGCGCGGTTTATATTAAACCGTATGCAAATATAGAGCAATGTTCTAAATAAGCAAAGAATTATTAGAGCAAATATCTAGGTTTAATGGTTAAAAAATATTATATGGCTGATTTTAAGAATCAAAAAGAACGTTTGCTACTTTTTTTAAAACATAAAGGGCTTAAAAATGCTGTCTTTGAAAAAATGATGGGTTTATCTAATGGGTATATAAATTCAATGAGGAAAGGGCTTGGATATGATAAGTTAGAACAAATATCTATTTCTTTCCCGGAATTAAATATCGGTTGGCTTCTTACCGGCGAAGGCTCTATGCTAAAAGATGAGAATTCTAATTTAAGATCCACACTTGTTCCTACTCTAGAAACACGAATTAACGTATCGCAACAAGAAAAAGCAGTACCTTATTATATGTATAAGGATCTACAAGAAGAAAATCGAAAGTTGGAGAGAGAAATAGGACGGCTCGAAAACGAGTTAGATAATTTAAAGAAACAACAGCAAGAATCCCCAACAACAAACTCCAGTGATAGTATCGGCGAAACGGTACCATCATAGCGCATGAATCGGTACCGCTATA